CATAAGCCCATGTTAATATAAATCACTGCTACATTCTGACCCATTTACTGGCCGCCCTCTTCTCCTGCCCTGCTGCCGCCCGGCAACATATCCATTGCCTGGGCAACCAGTGTTATAAACTCCGTGCGGTACTCATAGAATTGGCGGCGGCCACACAAGGCATCTGCTATGTACTCATAAGGCGTGTTATATACAATGCTCTTATAAATCTTCTCCTGCATCTGCCGCCGTGCCCGGATGCTCTCGATATTCCCACATGAATTACACAAGGCATCATTTACGATAGCGGCGGCCTTAATATCAAAGGCACTGGCTTTCTTTGTCTTTATTCTCTTTTTCCGCTTCTCATTGCCTTGTATAATACTCCTGGCTATGGTCTTAATATCTGCATCCATTTTGTCCAATCTACTGCCGCCCCCCCTATTCTTCATAGGTTTTCTTTGATGTTTCCGTGCGTTCTACCTTGATGCTCTCTTTTGCCATCTTGGAAACTTTTGCCCTTACGCCCTGCCCAACGTCAATGGTAACGCCTTTCATGTGCCGGGCTTCTATGGCATCCACAACGTCAAGCATGATAGTAACCACGTCCTGGTCTATGGGTCTTTCCGCATTACTGCCAAATAATTCCGTAATACGGTTCTTTGCCTTTTGCACACGCTCTTTGCTTTCTGCATACTTCTTGGCTTCGTCACACTCGCACCTACACGTTGCCGCTTCGTTTACCTCTTCCTGGCTCCATGTTTTCGGTGCGTAAATAATCCCGGACTGTCCGCAAAATTTACAATACCCTGTTTGTGTTTTGGTTTCCTCTGTCACTTCCTGGCCGCCGTCCTGCTCCATTTCCCTTAAATCCTCTTCTGGTATCTCATGGCCGCCGTCTGTTTTTTTCTCCATGTCCTATTCTCCTTTCCCTTTCTTCGCCTGTTTATAGGCATCCATGGCAACGGTCAATACTTCCGCTGACTGCTCCACGGTAAGCCAGTCCCCTTTTGCCAATAATGCCAAATTTTTATTTATTGTTTCCAGGGTTTCTTCCAGTGTTATATTTTGCAATGGTTTTCCTGCTGCCAAATCTGCTATTGCTTTTATAACTGGTCTTTTAAAACAATCGTCCACTGTTGCCATATTGGCTTCAATCACGCTTTCCGCCCTGGTCTTTCTGTGCTTCTCGCACCCACGGCACGGTTCCTTTGCAAACATCCCCCCAGGCATTGGCACGCCGTCACACATTCCGTCAATCCACGGTGCATTTATGCACTTTGCAAGTGGCATCCGCTCCGGGTCCTGCAAGTACTCCATAATCTCCGTTTTTGCTTCCTCTGCCCCATAGCAAACCACTGTTTTATAACCCTGCTGCCGCAACGCCGCCATATACTCTTCCTGTGCTTTTGTCGGCTTATTGTTCCCATACTTCATTTCCAGGTAAAGCCCATGGAAATTGTGACTTGCAACGGGCAGCACTACATCCGGCACGCCTGTTTTTAACCCCATTGCCTTTAATACCGCCCCGTTTGTCCGCTTGCCCTCGTTTGGGACGTGGTACATGAGGGAAAGGCACGGTAACACATGGGCGTTGCGTTCCGCCCAGTTAAAAAGGCTTATCTGCTCCGTGGTTTCCCCTCTCTTCATGTTCTGCAAATTCATGTTCCATTCTCCTATTCTTCCTCAATGGCATATTCCCGTTTACGCCGTTTGCAATCTTCCAACATGGCTTCCAAAATTCCCACTTCCTCGTCATTTAACCAGGTATAATATTTTTCAAGCATTTTTAAGGCGTGCAATTTCCTGGCATTGGCCTTTTCCTCTTCGGTTGTGTCGGTATCTGACACATTGGCTTCCCTGGTTTCATCCTCTAAGGTCTTGCGGTGCTTTTTCTTTTCTTCGGTCATGGTCTTTATTTCCTCGGCACCCAGTCCACCCTTATCCTCTGCCGCCTGGGCAATTTCTTTTTGGGTGTCCTCGTCCGCCTTGGCCGCTTCCACGGCCGCCGTAATTCCTAAATTGCCTTTCTGGAATTGCTCTTTTACTTCCGGCGTGGCATTATCGCTTATGGTGTTTAAGGTTCTGATTTTCGGCACCGTTTCCCCCATTACTGCTGCCACATAGTCCCGGACCCTCTGCCCGGCTTCCAGAATAAGCAATCCCTCTTTCCTCGCCTGGGTCAATACTTCTTTCCAGTCTGCCGCCTGGGTCATAAGGTCATAGTCTGTCATTTTGCGGTTAAAGGTATTACCTACCAAAAGGGAAATTCTAAATTCAATTTCTGTCATGTCTTTATAGCGGCACGGTATATTTTCAAATTCTGTTTTCCCCTCTGCCACCAACATTTTGATTGCCGCAAGTCTGCGGTGGCCGGAATGTAACCAATATTCCCCGTTTACCCGTCCCAATACAAGCGGCTCCTGCAATCCATCCATGGAAATACCCGTTGCCAGGTCATCCAGTCCGTCCATACTGTACTTGTTATGTTTTGTAACTACAATGTCCTGGTAATTCAATGTGATTTCCTGGTAATCTTTGTTTTTCCCTGTTTCCGCCATGGTGGCGGCGTTCATAATGTCTAAAATATTAAATCCCATGCTTTCAACTCCTTTCCCCTGCTGCCAGGTGTCCAAATTTCTGCACATATTCCGCCACAAAGGCTTTATAGTCCTGGGCGGCTCCGCTGCGGATGCTATAATGCAACGGGGTTTGACGGTAAAACGTGGCATCCTTGGTCTTTTTGGAATGTCTGATTTTCTGCTTGAATACTGGGCAACTTCCCTTTGTCCTTAACCACATTTCCGCCGCTTCGCTTGTGTCCGTTCTCTCATAATCTGCAATAAGGCATCCGGCAAGCCTGGCCTTGGGGTTTAATGCCCGTATTTGGTTTATCTGCTCCACCAACTCTTCCAGGCCATCCAGGGAATAGGCATCTAAGCACACGGGTATAATGATTTCATCCGTTGCCACCATTGCATTTATGACATTCATCCCCAAATCCGGCGGATTGTCTATAATGCAATAATCATATTGCCCGGCAACCTCTTCCAGGGCGTGCTTGTATCGGTCATGTTGGGCACGGTTCTTTTCTGCCTTAATTTCTAATTCCGCCAACTCCATGAAATAATTGCACGGTATAATGTCCAGGTTCTTTTCCCTGGTGTCCCGGATATTTCCGACAATCCGCCCGGTCTTAATTATCCGGCACGCTTCGGCTTCCTCTTCCCGGCGGTACACTTCAAACAAACGGGATGCGTTGCCCTGCTTGTCATTGTCAAATAATAAAACCCTGCTGCCAGGCCGCTTTCTCCGCTTGTCCCCCTCTGCCAATAACTCCGCCATAGAAACGGCGGTGGTGGTTTTGGCAACGCCACCCTTTAGGTTGATGATTGAAATAACTTTCATGTGTGTTATGCTCCTTTCGCTCAATTCCGCACCATACGGGCGTATATGTAAAATGCCGCATTGATACCGTTGTATTTAACCTCTGCATCCAGGTATCTAAATCCTGGGTATGCCTTTTCCATCTGTTCTTTCAAAACTTCGTTGTCCTTTGCCATGCGTTCCACTTTGCTTTTTTTGAATTTTGAATAACTGCGTGTAGGTTCCGGCGGCTTTTTAAGGTTTTTGGACGGGCACCACCGTTTTGTCCCGTGTGGGTTCTGTGTTATGTAGGTTGCAAGGCCAGTAATCAGAAAATCGTCATCCGGCTTAATGCGGCGTGTGTTTGGGCGGTCGCATTTTCCCCATAATTCCTCTAACTCGTCACGGTCCACGCCGTCCCCGGATAACAGAATGTGAAAATGGGGACGTTTGTACCCGTCAAAAGCCAGGATATAAATATACTTGGCATTTTCAAGCCCTGCCTTTTTCCGGCGGCGGTTGATGCGTTTAATAAAATTCGTTATGTCTTTCTTTGCCCGGTCCACATCATCCGGCAAACAATCATCATTCCACCCAAACGTAGCCCAAATATCCCCTTTCCCAAAATTGATATTGGCAAGGCGTATTAAATACCGTCTTGCGTTTTTCTCGTTAAGGTTTTTCTGTGACGGCCTGGTTTCCCTTTTCTGTTTCGTCACTGGCATATTGCTTTTGTCTTTAAAGGACGGGTACACCTGGGCTTCTAACAGTGTGGTGCCACTTTTGATGTTTGTTGACTTCGTGGTGGTAGTCCTATAAAGGCACTCCACCTTTCCGTCTTTCATCAACCGTTCCAATTCCCATTCCTCTAAGTTCTCAATCTGTTTTTGGTATGCTTCCTCATAATCGTAGTCATCATAATGCCTTTTTCTCATAGTTCCCCACCTTTATGTAAAACGCCCCTTACCCTGCTGCCAGGGTGCCTTTATCTATTGCCTATGTATCAAAATAAAATATAGGTGTCTGATATGCTAATACCCATTACAAGGACGGGGAAGTGCTTCCGCTTCATTAAATTTCAATCAAAAAGCCAGTCTATTGCCATTTTGACAACTGCAAAACCCAAAACGGCCAGGCCGCCCAAAATCAGCATTGCCGCCGCTGCTACTCCAATAATTATGTAAAACATAACCCTTTTCCACCTTTCTTTTCTATATATAGTAGAAAGTGCTTTTATTTTTCTATATGTTGTGCTATACTGACTTTGTTAGTTCCAACCCGGTTGTTTTGGTTCCCCACCTTGCAACCGGGTTTCGCTTTTTCTTTTTACGCTTCCGGCAATTCTCCAAACATTTTTTCGTAAATGTCCGTTGCATGTCTCATTAAAAGGCTCTTTGCTTCCTCTTCCTGGATGGCTTCCCCATACGTGCTATAATCTTCCTCATGGGTTAAAAGCCAATTTCCTTTTGCAGATTTCCATAATTCGCACGGATATGTCCGGCCAACCTCTTTTCCCGGATACATAGAACGGGTTAAAAAAGTATCTACCCGGTACCACTTTCTAACCTCTGCCACTTTTTCCATCTTCTCGGTGTTATACTTCATGCCCTTAATTACAAATTCCATTTTCTTCCTCGCATTTCCAGTAATATTCATTGATAATCAGCATTTCTTTGGATGCAATCAGCGTTACACCCAACGGGACCGTGAAAAGTGCTATGGTTGCATCCCCGTCCAATAATTTGACTGCTACCACGGTAAGGATAAGCACCGCCACCCCATGTAACTTTTGGGTAATGAAATACCTTTTTCTTTCTCGCTTTTCCCTTAATGCCTTTTTTCTCTTTCTTTCACGCTCTTTGGCATCCATGTAGCCCATGGCATAGGCGTGTTCTATCATTGCCGTACATGCTTCCCGGCTGACCGTCTGTAATTCTGCTACCATGTTAAGTTCCTCGCTTTCCTTACTGGCTTACCTTGTACTTATCCACAATATCCACAATCTGGTCCATAATAACTTCTAATTCTTCAACCCTCATGGCCTTATCATCAATATAGAAGTCTGCATAAATCTTTCTTGTGTCATTTCCCCACATGGCCGTCTGTTCTGGCAATGGTGCATTTATGGCATCAAATACAATCCCTTGAGCCTTGCACCATTCCACCGCCGCTTCTAAGTCTTTCCCGGCTCTGCTTGTCCAGAGGATAACTTTATGCCCCTGGGCTTTTAACAGTTTTACGGCCGCCACAATCTTTGGCTTTGCTTCTATGATTTCCGGGAACCTGGTAATGGCAAGGGTGTCGTCAAAATCTACCGCATAAACCGCCATACTATCCCACCTTTCCCGTTTCCATGCCAGAATTATCCATTGCCTGGTGTCCTGCTTCCGCCTGGCTCATTTCATATTTCAGTAACATGGCCGCCACTTGTACCATTTCACAAGCGGCATCAATAGCCTGGTTGTAAATCGCCGTTGGGCTTGTTTCCTTTTCCAGGAAAGGAGCAATTTCCCGGCCCCGTACCCGGTCCCATAATACGCCCATGGAAGATTTCACATTGTCCATGGCTTCCTGGGCTTCCTCTACCTCTTCCAACGTCACGGCGTACCCCTCATGGGTGGAAGCAAATAACGGAAATTTTGCATTTGCCCGGTTTAACTCTGCCAGGGCGGCCGTTTCAACTTCTTTTCTTAATTCAATCATTGCCATGG